CTATGACGGCATAAAGCAGCTTCTTTACGATCCCCCACAAACCCACGGAGGACTTGATTTTACCGTGATAGCCGGCTGATATGATACCGGTGATATAATCTACCACCATGCATAATAAAAGCAGCACAAGCACAGGAAATAGGATTCCTAGCTGCGCTGCTATAATCGTCATAAATCCAACAAACCCAGTCTTGACGATGACCGGGTCCGTTTTATCAAATAAGTTTTTCATTTTCATTCTCCTTGTTTCTGCCAGCCGACTGGATAGTCCACTGGCGAATATGCGTTATTATCTACCTTACTGATAAAGACTGCATTATTAAACAGCACCACCTCATCAATCATATAAGCGTCATGCGCACCGGTTGGCTGCACATAAGGTTTTGGGTTACGCTTGTTCTTTGTGTGCTTGATTGCCCATAATGCAGGTGTCTGAGATGGTTCCCAGCCGTCTTGACTTGTGTGTGCTTGTACGCATTTGTAAACTTGACCATCAAACTTTCTAATGTCATCGACAGCGTAATCAATGCCAATATCCCAGTTGTCAACCAAATCTTCGCAGTCTATAATCTTTGTGTCATCGTTGGCTGGTAGGAGCTGCTGCCATTGCTTACGCAGCAGTCGTGCTTGTTCAACTAAGCTCATGCCATTTCACCTACCAATACCTTAAATGCATTTTCGTAGTTATCTTCAATAACAGGTTCTTCAGATAAAATGTAGACCTTTTCTTCTGCGGTTAAAGAAGTTCGTGCATTGATATAATCAGCGGTCACCTGACCTGATTTGTATAATCTTTTTAATGATTCTGCTAATTGTGACATAGGTCACTCTCCTTTCTTTAATTCCTCAGTCTTCCAAAGACGGAGGATAAATTATGAGTTGGGGCGAGGTTAAATATGCGATTAATTCGACACTAGGAACGGAAGAATTTACATCACTCGACCAAGTATTAATCAACACGTTTGGTGGGCATGAGTTGTTTACTAATGATGACACATTTACCGTACCCGCTGGCATTAGTGAAATTTACATCAGTGCCTGTGCCGCCGGTGGTAGTGGTGCTACAGGTAGTAGTTCAAGAGGTGGTGCGAGTGGTAAAGCCGGTGAGTTTATCATAAGAGAACGTGTTAAGACGTTCCCCGGTGAACAATTTGTATTTACTATTGGTGATGGTAATACAGTAATAAGTGGGAAAAACGGATATTCTAAAACATTGGCAGCAAATTCTGTTATCGGTTGCGCTCCTAATGATGTACTAGGATACGTGACTGGATATGATGCGATTAGAGGCTATACAATAGCCAGATCATCAGGAGAAATAAATACTACTTATGCTGCAAGATTTGGTGGCGCTGGATATGGCGGTGCTTTTGGCTTCGGTGGAGCGGGTGGAAACTACCAGCCTAGTGATAGTTACGCATCATATTCTTCGCTCGGAGGTGCATATATCAATCTTGACCAGAACAAATATAAAGAACTTGGTGGCGGAAGAGTTGCTAGTTTGGTCAATGGAGGGGATAGCGCCTATCCTTCTTCTACTTACACAGATACGGCAGGAGCTAACGCTGGAGGTTATGGTGCTGGTGGAGGCGGTGGAGGCGGTGGGGATACTGGTAAATCAGGTGGAAAAGGTTCTCCTGGTATGGTATTTATTGAGTGGGGAGGACTAAGACGATGAGAAAATACGCTCAAATTTTAAAATCAGACAATACAGTAAACTTAATTGGTGGCACTGAACTTGGTTTGCCTGTCAATAATCACCCTCTTGTTTACTGTATTGATATAACCGATAGAACCGACACCATAGAACTGTATATGGTTTACGATGTCAACACCGACACCTTTGCTTATCCTGTTCCTGAACCCGAACCAACTGACCCCATGACAGAGGCAATTGATCAATACACCTTAGTCCTCATTCAGAATGATTTACTTAAGTAAATCGTTTTCAATCAGTGATAAAGTGTATTGATCGATAATTTTGTCAGTTTGTATGTTCAATAGCTCTCTGAATTCTGCTTTAGTAACTGATTCATGAAGTTCCTTCGAAAGTGGTAAAAAATGTTCATCAAGCTTTATTTGAATAAATTTTTCTTGAGCTTGTTGTAAAATATCTTCTTCAATAATACTAACAGTATTCAAAGCTCTAGTAATTAAAAATGAATATTCAGACGTATTAGCATAGTATTCAATGACATCTTTTTTTTCTTTTTGAATAATTACAAATGGCGGAATTTCAATTGTTTTTAAATAAGCTTCAACTTCTGCATCATTGATTCCATAATATATCATTGTCTATTCCTCCTCAATATTGAGCCATTGACCATCATCAACAAGATATACATCTCCATTAGCAATATATACACCATCAGCTAGAATGACTTTATCTAATTGCATCGTTGAAGCATTATAAATTAATATATTTCCAAATGTACGTACTTTAAGCCCCTTTTTCAAAAACAATACTTTCCTGTTTCCTAATATAAATTGGTCAATTTGCCATGATCGTAAACGATGATATCCATACAAATAACTTGTAGTAGACCGTGTCATTTTATTAGTTATTATTAAATTACCTTTAACAAAACCTCTAGGATCTGAACTATCCACCTGTTTCTCATTGATTTTTTCATTTGGGTCTAAATTGGGGATGGCAATTGAATAGCTATTTGAATACATAGTGTCTGTTTTGCAATCAAATTCTTTTGAAATTGAACTACCCGTATGAATTAATACTGTGCTCCTTTCGTAATCTGTAAGAATACCATAATCAGCTATTGAAGCGCTGATTGTGATTGTATCATAGTTTGTTAAATTAATTTTATATATATTGCCATTAGTTCCTATGAAATACCAAAAGCTTCCATATGGCCAATGACAATGAGTACTGGTACCTGTTCCTTTAGCTGCAGTAATTGTTTTTATTTCTTCTGCTTTGCCCTCAATTCTATCAAATTTCTTAAATTTAGCTGAACTCATGTAAAATACAAACATATCTTTTACATAAAAAATTGTTGCCTGCTCTGGTAATGTTATTATTGTAGTCTTTAAATCGGTTATTTTTCTTATCATTGTACCTGATATCAACACATAAAGAATGCCATCATCCTTATTAAAAAACCAATCAGTGATTTTATTAAGAACAGAACTCGAATCATCTTTTTCTGAATACGCTGTCATAACAGATTGAGATTCTACATTATATTTCGTTAGATAATAATAGTCGTAAGAGGATCCTGTATAATAATGAACTAGATAAAAGTCTGTATCAGTATTCATACCTTTATATGCTGTAGGACTAGTATCATAATGTGTTGAAATTTCGGAAACATATTTATCTTTATCTAAAGTGTTAAAAAATCCACTTTTGATTTCTAGGGGTCTGTATTCAATTTGCTGATTGATGGTTTTAAATTTATCTGTACCTAAAGAATTGTTAATCGCATATTTAACTTCACCCCAACTCATGATTTATCCTCCGTCTTTGGAAAACAATATCTCATTCTAAAATACCTCCGTTTCTATGCTGCCATCAGCATTAAATTTAGTTCTTAATCCTATTGATTGTCCCTCAGTTGAAGTAAAAATCTGTTCAATATTCCCATTATCTAAGAATGATGTCACCTGTGTACCACTTGCATTCCCTTCAGTAATACTTCCATCAGCATTAAATACCGTCTTACTAGCTATAAATCCTTGTAACTTCATGAATAAGTTACGATCGAGCGGTGTTGGTTCGCTTGCTAAATCACCAGGTGCATACTTGAAATACTTATAATTCCCTGTCGCATTTCCTTTGCTGTCCAGTTCTTCATACCGATAGACATTCGCTGTCTCAGTTGGAATCAAATCTTTCACATTGATCATCTTCTCAATCCTCCTTGAAAGCCGACATACATTGTGCCGGAATGTATTCTTACTGCCTCAGCATTCGTCATATAACGGGCAGCTTCGTGCAGATGCTTTTCGATATTATTCTGACCGATATAGTCCAAGTTCTGAGTAGTTACAGGTATATTTAAAGCAAGCCCAAATTGCAGAGCCTGTTTGACATTGTGCAAATAATTCCTCATCAACAATTCGTCCTGAATATCATTCTCAGTCCACTCTTCACCATTAGGTCTAGCCTCTTTGAATCTTGCATAATAGCCATAGGCTTTCATCTGCTCCGCAACATATTCTGCTGCCGCAAGCACTCGATTCAAGTCTGAAGCATTGAGCGCACCTTTTAAATCGCTATTCCATTCTATTTTTTCAGCCTCTGTCATGCCATCATAGCCTTTTTTAATCAGTGTCAAGACATGATTCACATCAGCGATGGTACGATCATAAATCAACTCATCCAGGATCAACTTCAAGCACCTCCAATTCACTAACGATCTTCTTATCACTGTTTAGATTGAACGTATTGCTTATCACATGCCCACGCTTTATTCCCATATAATCTGATTCAAACTTGATAAAGTCCCCCACAGACACACTGCTGTTAGGCGCTTTAATGTTAGATACATTGACACGGATGCTATACTGATAAAGCTTTTCTAATATATCTGCAGAGTTACTACCGGATATCAAAGTAGCATTACTTACCTCAACTACATTCTGTAAATCAATCAAGCTGGTTGTAGGATTCAGTTTGGATAGGATCGTTGTGTTTGCCTCATATTGCATACCGGATAGAACATAAGCGCCAGTAGCTTCGATGATTGCATAATTCGCACCGCTTTGAGTAATAGTTCCACCAGTCAAAGAAAGCTCTGTATGAGGACTGCTAAAGGTGATCTGGACGGTGCCTGTACTCTCTCCGGAAGCAATCTGCTGAACTTCATTTTTAATCACATACTCATATTGGGTGAGACGTACTTCAGTTACTTTGTCATTGCTTTCAAATGATGCTCCTTCCATGATTTCTTGCTTAAGGTCATAATCGACATTGAAATCGTAAGCATACATTTTGATAGCCCCTGTCCTTGACGTATCACACACGCAGCCGCAAGCAAACAAGACCTGCTGCACACATTCACGAGCTGATGCGATCGGCAGATAACCTGATAATTCTATATCATTAAAAGAGGCATCCAGTTCAAAGGGGATGTTCCATGCATCTAAAATATCATGCAGGATCACGCTCGCCTTGATGTTCTTAAAAATACCACCAGTATATGAGAACTTATCCAAGACACCGATATAGTCACTGCTTTCTATGGACCATATGACCTCATTTTTTTGAGTAGCCTTTTCCATAAAGAACACACCGACCAACTCATCATTAAAATAACATTCCAATGGCTGCTTTTTCTGAAAGAGAAAATCAATCGTCTGATTGCTCTTGATCGTGAAATCCATCGTATTAATCGCAATTTCAGTTGACAGCAGTGATAGATCTTCTTGAATACTAATATCCATCAATTCATCACCTTCAAACTGCCGAATGATACCATAGTCAAGGATATTTAATTTCAGGTAGCGATGCGGAAGATTTGTTCGTTTAAATTCCATGACGATCTTATTGCACGTCACGATCCTTGTATTGGTAAAGAATTTTATAGATGTGTTTTTATACTCAACTTCGCTGATCAGTTCTTCATTGAAATAATACTTAATATTGAAATCGGTAGCATATTCATTTCCATTCGCATCAAAGGTCAAAGTTAGACCAACGAATGTGATTGGTGTGGAGTATGAAAGAGTAATGATCGGATTTTTAGAAAACAGGCACCTGTCATCACTCATCTGCTTACTCCAAAAGCCAAAATCACCTTCATAGTTCAAATCAATGAAGCTGCCATTCAGTACCCTTCGATTATGCTCACAGCTTGAATAAGCACGATAATTACCACTGTCTTGGTTCAGCTGTTCAATCTTGATCCATGAAGCTGCGTCCTCCGTTACAGGCGTACAATAAAGCTTTGCAGTGGGTGATATGTCCTTATATAGTATCTTTGCTCCCATAGGATCACCTGATCGCCTGCATTGATACAAATTCTAAGGAAAGCCCCTCCCAATAATTGATGCCGTTAACACGTCTTGACAGCTTATCACTGCCACTGGTTATGTAAGCCTCAAAGGTTAGTGAACTCTGCCCGTAAGGAACTACCAGTGTGTGACTGTCTACATTGGGGTCTGAGATCGTTTCATACAGCTCATCATACTCCTGAGGATCAAGTCGATTCGTATCGATCTTGATGACATAAGTGAAAAATGTACCGATGATGTCTCGATACATTTTTCCTTTTGCCTGCAGCCGGCCGGCATTGTTGCCATCAAGGATATTAAATTTACGTTCTATCCCTTCCTCAGGGATAAAGAGGATGGATACATCATATTCTTTTCCATCGATTGAAAACATTAGAATTTACCTCCCTTCGCTAATTTCAAGCCGATACGCTGTGTTTCTTTATTGTTGGCCTCATAGACTGCCCTACCAAACTCACGACCGTTATATTCCATAACGACAGTAATGTTTCTACTCATGCCGCTCTCAGCCAAGACTTCCTGCAAAGCCTGTTTCATCGTTGACAGTGGTGATACGATTTCCTGTTCTTGCTTGTTATCACCCAGCATGGCCATGAATGGATTGTTAGGTGAAACGACTGTGCCAGTGGCTAATCGTGGAATAGATATCTGTCTTACATTAGGTATACCGATAGACCACGACGATCCACCAATAATAGGAACCCAATCAGGTATATCAAAAGATAAAGCTCTATTCAAAGCATCAATGATCCAGTTGATGCCTTTAATCAATCCATTTACAAAATTCTCAAAATAATTAATCAAACCATTCACGAATTTTTTAAATCCATTTTTTACTGGTGTGAATATCTTAGTTTCAAACCAGTTAGCAACACCTTTCCATATATCAACTATAGCCTCCCATACGCTTGAAGCGACAGCGACGATACCTTTCCATACTTCTTCCCAATTCATAATGGCGTATACGATTAATGCAATGGCAGCTATCACAGCCATAATAGGACTTGTAGTAGCAAGCAGCGCAATAGCTAAAGTCCCTAAGATAACAACCAATAATTCTGTTGTAGCTCCCATATCATCAAACGCCGCAATCAACAGCAGTCCTAAAGCAATCACGCCTAAAATAGGAACCTTGATCGCCAAAAGAATGAATAACAATCCAGTTAATGCAACAATAATCGCCTGAAACATTTCCGGATTATCTTCAGCCCATTGATTCAGATCTATAAGTGTATCTTTGATAGACTTCAAAATTTCAATAATTACATTTCCAACCACCTGCAATGCCGGTGATAATAAATTATCCCACAACCACACAACTGCCGGTCCCAGCGCTTTTAACGCAGCATCAAGTAGCTTAACCGATTCAGTTAATATATCCAGAAATAACGGAAGTGCATTACTGAACACCCAAGCACCCAGCGGAACTAAAACATTGTCATACCCCCATGACAGCCCTGACCAAATCGTTTCACCAAATGCTCCTAGAGCCTCTTGCAATCTTCTAAGTGCATCAATTGTGGGCTGAATCGTTGCTCTAAACTTTTCAGCATTATTAATCGTTTCCTGAGGTATGGCAACTTCTTCAAACATGCCCCCTGCACCTGATGATGATGAAGAAGATGACTTACTTAATTTATTAATTGTGTCGAAACTAGCTAATTGCTTGTCAGTAGCTTTCTTACTTGAATTCGCAAAATCCGTTTGTGCCTTCTTCGCTCGAATGTACGTATTGGATAAGCCAAACAGCCTTGAAGTAAAAGCTGCAACTGCATTAATGGCTCTTACGATGGCTTCTGTTATCTGATCAAAGAGCGGCAGCAGTGCTGTCAGAATTGGTGCTAGAGAGGTCGATAACGCATTGCCTAAATATTGCATATTGCTTTGATAGCTGCTCATTGTGGTATTGAAGTTTGCTGAATATTCAGCTAAATTCTTAAAACCTGTAATTACTAAATTCAATACTTTTCTAAGTGCCATCCTGACAGCCAGCAATTTAAACATTTTACCAAGTGTAAATATCGAATTCCCAAGTTCTTTTACTGGATTCTTCTCTTTTTTCAGCATTGAGAAAAAACCGTGCCCGGATTTCTCAGTATCCTCGTAATCTGACTTTAAGCGTTGCAATATTCTACTTAACACATTAGTGGATGTTCGTCCCTGTGCTTCTGCAAGTCTTGTTTGAGATGCTGCCATTGCTTGTTGTGCCGTATTGATATTCCTATTTGCAGTATCGATTAAGTCTTCGTATTTTTCTACTTCTTTAGCATATTTATTTACTTCTTTAGTTGCCGAAGCATAGCCCTCAGCATTCTTTAATAAAAAAGCCTCTTTTTGCTTATAGAAATCTTCTTTACTCAGACTACCTGCTTCTTGTTGCATAGTTGCTTTTTGCAGAAATTTTTTATACTCAGAGGTAGTCGTATACTTACTGATAATCTCATCACTTTTCAATGTAGAGCGAGTAAGGTTCTCTTCTGACAGTTCCTTTTTATCAACCAGTGAAGCTTTACTTTTGCTGAGTCTTTTAAACTCTCTTTCCGCTTGTTGGGCCTGCCTTTTCAATTCTTTTATATCTATCTCTGTATTAATTCTGATTGAGCCATCATATTCCATCAACACCACCCCCCAGCAATGACTTAAATTGAGCAATCTTTATTTTTTCTTCAGGGGTAAGACGGACTGGCAAAGAAACAATGTCCTTATGACGAGTCACATATTCTCTTTCTTCCTTTGTAAGCTTCCCTTTTTTCTGTTTATCCCGCACCCCGACAAGCCGGTTGAAGAAACAGTTTTCGTTTAGATCAAGAAACATATAAACAAATTTCCACCAATGTAGATAAGGTATTTGCTCTAAATCGATGCCATGCGCCTGTTTAATGGCAGAATAAATATATTTAGCATCCTTTTGCCACGAAAATAACCGATAGGATATACTTTTATCACTACCTTCTGTGTTTTCGCAACAGTCCAAGAATTTGATGGCAGCTATACATGCTTTATCAGTATCCTGAGGAATTTCTTTATACAAAAGGTTTAACATGACCATGATCTGTTCTTGATAAGTTAATTCTTCGTCTTCAAAAGCAAGCATGTTCTTTAAGCAAATTCTATAATCTGTATTCAATTCATAGAATTCATTATTGATTTTCACCTTAGTAGGAAATTTGTCAATTAATACGTTCATTATGCTTCCAGAATATCAGTCGAGTCCTGAAGATAATTAGAAAGCTTATTTTCTCTAGTTGATTTGATCAAAGGCAGAAGCTGATTGACAAATTGAAAGAAAAGTTCAGGGTTCCTTGCTTCACCAAATAGCAGCTTACAAGTTCCCAATCCAAATACCTTATCAAATTCGCTGATCAAGAAATCGCATAGTTCTTCATTCAGTTTAACAACCTTACCGGCGGTTGTAGGAATACCGTATTTATCTACCGTTTTATCCTTATCCAAAACTTTCTTTTTCAGTGTAACTTCCTTTTCTTTTCTTTCGAGAACACCAATCAAATCGTAAAAACGTGACACAAACAAAACATCATTAGGGTTGAACGAAAGCTTTCCTGCTTCAACACCATCTCGTATAACAGGTATTTCAAGCAAACCTGTATCAATATTAATTGGATTCATCTTGTGCCTCCTTATGCCGCGCTGCCGGTCGGTGTGAATGTCTTAGTCGTTGGATTGAAAGTTCCTGAACGCTTGATGCCGGTGTAGTGAATGTTGTACTCAATTTTTAAAGCTTCTGTATCTCCACCAAAAGAAGTCACTTCAATATAGGCATCTTCCTCAATTGCCGGATAAGCTCCGCCTGTTGCAGTCTCAAATAAATCCACATTGCATACAGTCGCCTTAACATCGTCAAGCGTCTTTTCATTGTCTACGATGCCCTTCAGCCACTCAAATACAGGATCCCCTTTACGGCATACATAAGGGGCAACCGTTGATTGTTTCTCATAGCCTTTTAGGTTGATCGATGTCGTACCGAGAATGTTCTTTTTCTTTTCGATATCGGCATTCATTTCAAGCGCAAATTCTTCTAAATCTTCACCGATGACGGCATACTTTGCACTTTCCGTACCTGGCTTAACAAACGTCTGCCATAGTTCTCTCTTAATCTTTTCCATCTATTTTCCTTTCCTATACCTGAAGGTATATATTGCTTTAAATACAGCTGTATTATTCTTCAGACCATCTTCCAGAGTAGGTGTTGATGTCATCCTCAGCTCCTGGGGTTCAACGCCTTCAGGCAGTACGGTCTTTAAATAACCAAAATTGCTTCGTTCCTCTTCATAAAAGAGGTTAGCGATGTCATTCAATGGCTGGCTTAAGGCCAACACATCATTGACTGAAGCTGCCCTTGCGCGGTAATAAACTGCAAAGGGTAATTCAGCCACATAATCACCTGTAATATATTGCTTCACCATTGAGCCGGTAAGCTGTTTAAAACATAGGTTCGGCATCTCATGAGTGATAAATTCCAGCTCCCATGTGATGCCATTAATTTTAATTTTTGATATGAATTCTTTAAACAGTACGTCAACGATCTGACGTGTTTCTTCGATTGCTAATGATTTCATGACTTGATCACCTTCTCCACTTCCTTGATCCAGCGCTTAGTGTAGAGGTTTTTTGAGTGTTCAAACCACTCTGACATACCTCTCTTAAACTGCAGCGCCTGCATTGGATTCTTGTACTCCTTGATTGCACCTTTTTTAGCCCACGGACTTTTGGTATCGGGATCAACCATGACATAACCGGTATAAAGATAGTGAGCATAGGGTCCTTGATAGACAATTCTTGGCAGTGCATCATTCAATGAATCTGCAACTGAGTTCTTTAGATATCCGCTCTCAAAAGGTACAAATGGATCTGTATCTTCCACAACTATCTGCTTCAACCTCATCTGAGCAGCTTCTCTTTTAGCTTCATACTTCTTGATGAGTTTTTTACTGTTAAACTCATATTCAATTGCGTATTTCATCGCAGTAACAATTCCAAAAAAGCCGGTTTGTTATCCGCCGGCTTATCTTTTTTGATATCGTTTAACGTGAAAGCATTCTGCGAATCATCCGTATGTTCAAGCTTGACTAAAGTTCTGCCCTTGATAAGTAATGGCAGCAAATCCTTTACTGGTTCAGCACCATATGCCTGAAGGTCATTTAGGTCAATTACCACAAGCACTGAGTTAGTATCCTCAATGCCTTTCGCTGACTGATTGATGCCATAGTTTTCATCCACTCGAACATAATCAACAAATGTAGTTTGATAGGTTACGTCAAACTCCTTTTCAATCGGTGTAAACAGTGTGATTTTATCCTGCCTTAATCGGCGCGGTGAAGCTCTCATAAGCACCTCTGCAAATAGCCCTTAGCTCTTAACTGCCGTTTTAGATTCGATACAGCTAATGGTGAAAGAGGAATCCCATTAAAGAATTCCATCTTATTTCCTGCACCGATTGAATAAGCAAAGCCACCAGTAGTTACCTGTTTTAGATCAAGGTCATTCTGTCCGTAGAATGCATTCATGCCGCCGTTCGCTGCAATCATATCAAGCTGATAAAAATAGATCATATCTGTATCAACCATTTCATCAAGGGTCTGCTTCATGCGCCAATGAGGTACTAATGCAGTGGCCGTATAATCAAGCAGCAGTTCTTTTACCGAAGGCAGCAGTTGATTAAACTCATTCTCGCTAATAATGCCTCCTAGCTGCTTGTACTCATTGTAATTCATAGCTATCTTGTTTCCGATTTATTATCAGGATCATCTTGCTGATCAGAATCTTTCTTTGCAGGTTTCTTCTCTTTGATGACCTCGCCTTTATACCCTTTTTTTACTAGCTTATCAAACAGAACCTTATCTGCAAACTCGACAGACTTACCGCCCACAAAAGCTAATCCCCATGAAACACCAGTAAAGTTCTTCACTGGTGTCTTAACGATATATTTATCCATGTTTGTTCCTCCTAGTTAGATGCCGGTGCCACTTTGATTCCTCTGAACACACCCGCGCGTTTTGAATTCTTTAGTGCAATGCCGGCAACTAATTCAACTTCACCCTTTTTGACAGCGCCCGGTTCATCCTTGCGAGGAAGATAGGTCTTAATGATCTTATTACCGGTTGGTGATACACCGTGGAAACCATCCAAGCCGATACGTACTGCATAGACGTCTGTTGTGCCGTCCGCAGCAATCGCAACGATAGGGTTTGTTTTAGTACCGTCATAGTAGTTTTCTAAATCCACCATAGGAATGCCATCCCAATTATCTACTGATGCGCCAAACGCATTCTCTGTTCGGCTGTAATAACCTGCACGGCGTGCCACTGATTTCATTTTGACTAACATCGTTGAGTTCATCAGCAACATATCCGGCTTACCATCCAATTTTGAAATGAAGGTCAGCATATTATCTAAGAACTCATCAAAGTTTGTGGTCATGGCTGCTGATGTTGATAAATCAACACCTGAAGTTGGTTTGAATTCAGTATCTGTACCGGTAAGAATTTTATCTAAGCCATCAAAGTCTGTTTCCTTTGAAGTGGAATCGCCATTGATTACTTCGTTGTGAAACTGATTGGCTGTGGCCTTCGTCTTCTCAGATACTTGGAATGCGATCTCTGACTGTGCTGCAGTATCTTCTAGTACACGGTCAACCTGAAAGCTGCCACCCATGATCTTTAAATCTGTGGTTGCTTTTTCCTTGATGGCTTCACCTGGTACATACTCACTATTTAATGCACGACCGGCGGCAACAGAAGGCGTCTTTAATCTGATGTATCCATAGGTCAGTGTGGAACCGCCTGTGCCGGGTGATACGGCGTTATCAAATACTAAACGATCTAATAATAACGATGAGCGTCTGAACTCATCAATGACGGCCTGATCGACCTTGTCGGCCATACCGACTTTTGCTTGTGCTAATGTTAATGGCATTTATTTGCCCTCCTTTATTTATAAAAATCTGAGATTGCGGATTCCAATGAAGGTGTCTGTGCCGGCTGTCCGCCTTCATGGCTTCCGCCTGTGTTTACGACTACTGGCGGTTTAGTACCACCATCATCATTTGCGAATGCTTCAGGGCATTCGGTTTGTAAAGATTTCATGAAATCATCAGCTCCCAGTAACTTGTCTCCTTCCAGTTTCAGTTCTTTGGATAGAAGCTTATTGAGTGCTGACTCCTGCGCTAATTTTGATGTGAATTTATATCCAGATAAGAGTTCCTTAGCTACTGATTCACGCTTCACCTTTTCAATCTCTTTTGCGGAATTTGCTTCTAGATCTTTGATTTTCTGATTCAGCGCATCAACATCGATACCCTCAAACTTTTTAGCTGCTTCTTTCAGCGCTGCAAGCTCAGTATTAAGGGTAGCAACCTCTGACTCCTTATCTGTGTATTTTTGCTTGGCAACATACTCACCACTGGCCAAGTTAGCGAGTTTCACTTTATTGTTACCTTGCAGCTTCACAGATACCTGCGCATATAATTCATCACCTAAAAATTCTTTTAACCATTCCATATGTTTTCTCCTGTGTTTTTTATATCCGGTTCTCTCCGGTCATTAGGGGCACAGTTTATATGTCATGTGCGGGACAAGAAGCAGTTTAATATGCCATACTCAGGGCTAATAATTAGATAGATCATCTTTGATAAACTTTGGTAGTTTCCGTCTCGGTGGATCCATATAGATGCTCCTTTCTTTTTCTTTTCGGCCACAAAAAATGCAGGTACTCTCCTCAATGAGAACCCTGCATTTTAATTCACGGTCATAATAGGTCTTATCAATCGTTTTTACATAGGCGTGATTACACACCTCATCACCTTCCTTCAAGGTAAAGAAAAACACCTTATCGGTGCTTATCTTCAATTCCGTATTTCAGTTTCAAATCTCTAAAACGAGCAAAATACTCATCAGTTATTCTTCTAGTATTAAATCCCCCATCAAGTCCTCGCGGATTAGGATGTGTTTTATCCCACTCCAACTCATTTACTTCGATAGTCTCAAACATCTCTGTAAATAACTTAACTGCTTCTTTTTCAAACTCTTTATTTTCAAAGTTCAGCATACTGATTAAGTTTTTAGCTGTATCGTTCATTTCTTTTTCCTCCAATAATTCAAATTTCGATGCAAATACTCATCTGTCATCATTGCATGCCTACCATTTAAAACATCATACCAATTATAATAATCAAAATCTTTAACAGTTGCAGCACCGCTATTTGCAACCTGGTAAACAAAAGCATTGTCAACCCCTCTTAAAGTATTCAATCGGAAATCACTAAAAAAACTTAAATCAGTTTTACTAAATGTATATTCTGTTTCGTGTTCAGGGTGATTATGCGTTACAAAAGCATCCTCTAATACTGCTTTGCCTAAACATTCAGGATAGACATGTCCAGAAGTTCCTATGACTTCATATACAGAACCATCTTTTGCAATTACAACCGCTCGCTCATGGTCATAATTCACAAGGCGTTTCTCATAAGCTTCTAACACTTTTATCTTAGTATCAGGATCAGTCTTTGTCAACTTACCTCGCTGTATGATTTCGGTGCTTCCTTGTTCTAGACTATTGTTTTTACCTGATGAAAGTCCTTTGCTAGTTCGCTTTGAAATAATCTCCCTATTCATCTGCCGCTTCAATTCAGGGTGTGCTTTAACAAAACTGTCCTGCCGAGCATTCCACTCCTTTACCTTTCGGCTTTCTTTTGAGTAGTCTTGACCACCAGCTTTTTTAATATCTCGCCGCCGCTTCCATTCGCGGATCATACGTTCATTGTAACGTTGCTGCTGTTCTAATTCATAAATGCGGTTGTTCTCTTCAGTGTCAATGGGCTGCTCAGTGTATTCAATGCCCATCACTTCAAGGGCGATCCTAATACCATGCCGGCAGTTCCAGCCACCAAGCCCTTCACCGGTGCCATACCCCGTACCTTCTTCAAGGCTTAAATAGCCCTCGACTGGTTCACCCACATAGAATGTTTTACCTTGCCATATCTCATGGGTTGGCCGTGCGCCTAAGTGCTGGGTAGTTCTCACAAGGTTCATTCCCATCTTAGATAAATTTGCCAGCTGCATTTCGATAGCTGTCTTGTTTACACCAGTTAAAACCGCCCTACGGACTACGGTAGATACCTGCTCATGCTTGCCTGACTTATACTCAAATGTCTCCATGCCTTTACTCGCTAAGTCCTCCACCGCTGTTTTTATGGCTTCTGTGTATGAATAAGCACCGCTACGAACTTTAAGATAAGCGTTGTCTAACGCCCGCTCGTATGTCTTGCTGACAGCGCCTGCCATCGACTTCGTGATATTTCTTAATTCACCATTCGTTTGCCGAATACCCTTCAACATGATATCCCGCAGCTCTCCAGTATCATAATTAGCATTGCTGAAGAGATCATGCTGCTTCAACATTTCATTGTCTGAATTGATATTTTGGTAAGTAGTATCATTGACTGCCTTTTTGACTTTCTTTTCACTCTCTTTCAGAATGGCCGCTATCTTCTTGATGACTGCATCCTGATGCAAACCAAGCTCATTCAGCTTCTTCAGCCGGTATGCTGATGTTGGCGATAGTTTAAAGTCATTCATCACTAGCCGCTCTGCGATGTCCTTTAAAATGTCTGTTTCTAGGTCATAGAAAAGCAGCACCAGTTCATCAGGAACCTTTAACAGTTTGACAGGATCAAGCATTATTCAGCCTCTGGAAACTCAATTTCCTCATCTTGCTGTACCATGCTTTTAGCTGTTTCCTCATCTTCACCGAAGTATTTAACACGATACTCCCACTTCTGCCGGATACCATCGCGTATCTCCTGAAGGAACTGCGCTTTTTCAGAGTCGATGTCCTGAAACATTGAATCATCGAAAGTAATCGTTACCTTAGCTTCTTCGTTGACCTTCTCGCCAATGATATTCCTGCCAAGCCATAAGATTGATTTAACCAAACCCTTTAGGGCTTCTTCGATCATCACCCGCTGCTTAGCTACTGATTCAGTCAAATCCTTGTTAGATAGTTTCGACTGTGTAGCAGTCGTCATAGTCCTGTCATTAAAAGAGTATCGTGACTGCCCGAAGCCAACATTCGCAGAAAGGATGTCTAAAGCTGTCTGGATTCCTTCCTTGTTTTCAGTGATCCTAAGAGCTGGGTTGTATTCTTGGAAGAGCTGATTCTCATTGGGCATCTTCTGGCCCATTGAATAAAAGAGCCTTGTCTCCATCGTTTCTGATAGATTAGGCTTACCGTCCTTCATTGAGATAATGTCTTGATTCATAAATACTCTCTTACGCCCTAATACAAAGTCATACACAAAGTTGTCATAGGCAATATCACAGGCAGCCAACTGATCTAGCGAATTAGCATACACTGACAGACCGAGAGGGCTGTTCTTGTAGATGTTATTGGCTAAGTTAGGCTTTACGACATAGAACAGCTTGCAATCAATTTGAAATTCTTCTATAAGTCCTTCAGGAACCGCAACCTTGACCGGCTTCTCCTGCTCGTAGTTGTAATACTCATTCACCACTTTATATCCGGTTGCTGTGAGTAAGTGCTTTTCCAGATACAAATGTCTTTTACCTTCAATATACTTCACTGAGCCAAACGCGCACTCCGTAATCTCTCCCTTATCCCATGATAGCGGATAGATCATGGCAGCATCATCGATATAGGTGATTTTAACTTTACCGCCAGTCAAGGTATTTCCTTTCAACTGTGCATCTTTTACTCTCAGCACGAAAGCCCCGGTACCGGCAGCATAGGCATTCTCTACCAATAAGTTAGCATTCTCCCAGAAATGATTATCACCTAAGACACCTTCATTCTGTTCCACAGCATCACCGGCTAAATACTGCTGTGATACCTCATCATCCACATTGATGAGTGTCTTGTTGGTGAGCAATAGATTGGCCCAGTCCTCACTGACCTTTTTAGCCATGTTCATCCTATATCGCTTGAATGTCCTGATGCTGCCATCAAGAATCACCTGTGAATAGTCATGCACTAAAGGCACATAACCTTCCCACCATTTCTTCCATAGATCGACATATGAATAATAGCTTGCCAGCTCATTAGATACACTGTACCCTTCGTCTCTTAAAATCTGTAGTATTGCGTCCATCTCATCACCTCCTATTTAAATGCGCCAAAGTAATCAATAAAAAATGACCAGCTATAAAAGTGGCCATCGAATGTATCGACGTCAGTCGTAAAATCGTCTAATATCGTATCCTCATGCTTTTTCTCGTCGTATAACGCTGTTGATAAGGCATCCACAACAAGCGGTACTTGCCTGAAGCTCATACGGTGAGTGTTCAGCAGCACATGATAAGCAAGGATCCTTGTCTTACCCTCAACCTTGCGGCTATCTCTCACTTCAACCATAAAGCCGGCATCACGCATATACACACGGATACCATTAAGGATAACCTGCTCAGCACAGTCCACGAAGATATAATCAACATTGACTTTATCCTCAGCTTGGATCAGCTGGACAAAAGCTTCCAGCCTTTGATAAATCATATCTGGTGAAACGATACCTTTCGCATGCTCAATCTTCTCGGCCCTGAACGTAAGCACCTTCCAATCATGAGTGATTCCTGTTGCAATCAGCGTTGAATGGGATCGTGTACCACCAATATCGATACCAATATTGACAAAGCGAAATGCCGGCAGCACACCAATGTATTCCCATGCCTGAGGATCCTCAGCAAGCTGCTTAAAGATGACACCTTCAGCAGCTACCCAAAGACCTAGAATATAGCGCTGATAAAAGACACCCACATACATTGCCTTGTATCTGTTTTTGATAGCTTCGGACAAGGAGAGGTTATCGTCCATTGTGAAATGCAGGTAGATAAGATGTTTCTCCTCTTGCTTATCAATCCAGTTGAGTTTGAACCAGTGTTTCGGTCCATCCGGATTACAGTTGAACCAAAACTTCGAGCCTGCCACAGAACATCGGCCAGTTGCTTGGTTAACGAAGCTCTCTGGCATCAAGGCTACTTCATCAAAAAAGACCCCAGCCAGAGTAATACCCTGTATGAGATCCTGTGAACGTTCGTCCTTTCCACCAAAGATATAAAAGTAATTTTCAATACCGTTACGGCTAACAATAAGCAGATTATCTGCCCGATGATCTTTGACTCTGTAACCACGGCTGATCAGCATCAGCTTCAGCCAGAATAATACGTTGCGCCGGAAGCTGCCGATCGTCTTCCCACACATGCCGAAGTTTTGAGCATCAAAGCATGTCATAGCCCATAGGACAAATGAAAGCGACATTGATACTGTTTTGCCGGAACGGATTGCACCATCAGCAATGATTCCATCCATTTCCTTTACCGGACTGTCAGGACACCACCAATTAAGCACCTTGCGCTGCTTCAAGCTAAAAGGCTGAAATTTGAACTTAGCCTTCTTCATGCCAATCATCCTTAGCGGTACCGTTTAATGCTTCTAAGAAACCATCGTTTTCCATTTCCTCGACATCATCCTGTATCTTATCCCGTGCCAGCTTAACCTTTTCCTTTTCAAGCTTCAGCCTTGTCTTGTCAAGTTCTGTCATAGCTGAAGAACCAGTTATTTCTTTTATAAATTCCATCGCTCTGACATTTCCCTTGATGGCTTGCTGAAAGGCTGCAATCAACATCAGCATTTGATTGTCAGCTATTGACGGATCAATACCTAATCGTTCCATTTTAGCTCTATTGGCATCATCAACAGGCAATGCAAGCAGTAGGTTCATGGCATCTTTCATCGTCTTTTTACGTCGTCTTGTTACTCCTGATGCCTTACCACCTTTTGATGATAATGCTCTTGCTTCTTCCTTGCTTCGCTCTGTAACGGGTATTAAGTTATTTTCATTAGCCATTCACCTCACTCCTTGTCTTACATTCCTCTGCCAAACCAGCTATTAACATTTTTTTGTGTTCGCTTTTTAGCTCGTTCATAAGTTGATGATGTAACTTCAAGTTCACGCTGTTTAACGTGTTCTCTATGCTTTGCCTCCATGTCAACTTCTTTGTTTGCCTGCCTTGCTAATCTTTGTTTATTCTGCATTTCATTGAGTTTGTTTCTCGTATCATTAAACTGCCGCTGTACTTTGAAATATTCATTCCTTTTCTGTTCTTTATCATCACCACGATATGAAGACATAGTATATGGAGCGTATTCAACCATCTTTGCTGATAGAGCACTCATCCTCTTCTCTAATGACTGCTGCGACATTCCTTGACTACTTGATGCACCTCGTCCTCCCATTTCATTCACTCCTTTCTTGTAAAATAAAAAGCAACCAAATTTAATTGATTGCTTGTATTAAAATATCCATATGCTTGTTGTTAATTACAAATGAAAGACATCTTGCTTTGACAAGATGTCAGATAGCGTTTCGGATTTCAACCGAACCCTTTCCGTACAATGCAAAACATTGAAAGATATAAGCATCATTCGCTAGCTACTTTATTTTTAACGCTCGGCGCCGTCTAGCTTATAAATATCAGACTGTACTCACTCGTATACTAATCACTATCCGCCTTTATTCTCCCATATTTTATTAACTTTAGCAATAAGCGCATTTTCTTTTTTAGTTAATTTTTTTGTGCCTTTTTCATCATGCTCATAGCCTACATGACTATGAGGTAATACTTTTTCACCATTTATCATATGCGCCGTACCTCTCAGATCAACTTGTTTTATTCTTTTTCCATCATCATATAAAGTTATTGATTTCAATTCATTTTTATGGTTTACAGTTACATAAACTCGACCTTTAGTCATTGTTTCCATTGGGGATTTAGCTGACCCTGCATCATTATATCTAACAAACTTTATATTACCTGATTGTAAAAGCGTTGTATATTCGGTACCATATTTTTTGCCTTTATTTGATACCCCACTACTTGCACCTCTACCGCCCATCTAATCCACTTCCTTTGATGCTTTCATACGTTCAGTTACTTTATTCTCATAATATTTAACTGGTATGTTTCCATAATCATATTCAAGCTCACCACCATACACTAAAATCATTGATGGTTTAATTTTATCAATCATAGCATCCATGCCAGCTTTCCAGATTTCTAATGCGTATTCATCACGTTTAACACCTATCGTTGATACCGTCACTATACTTCCCTCTGGTATTCCATCAAAACAGAATGCGAAGGTATCCGACTCTGCCCAACTGATCGTTGGTACTACTTTAACACCTTGACGCTGCAAATATTGACCAATCATACGGCTGCGGTAGATATTCCATACTTTCATTGCCATTGGCATATCCATGTATAAGCTGAAGTCAGGACTAAACACACATTGATACTCACTTAGTATATCTACATAATCTTGGGGTTTATTCCATAGGCGTTCAAACTGGTAATCATCGACATACATATGGATACCGATATCTTTATCTTTGGATGTCTTGGCATAATTAAATCCTATAATATCATCAGGCACAATACCATCGTTATAGATAATTGGCATTTGATAATAGCCGGCTGTTTCTGATTCCTCATAAATATCCAAGTTATAAGCTTCGTTTGTTCTGATACGCTCATTTTCCTTTTCATTTTCTTGATCAGGAAGTTTTATTTCAAACCCGAAAGGTTCCATATCTAACTGAATATCTTCAAGCTCAAAGTCCAGTAAGTTGAAATTCCATGTTGAGTATTCAGCAACCTTGTTATCAGCTAATCGAAAAGCCTTTACCTGATCTTCAGTTAAATCATCAGCAATTACGCATGGAACGCTTTTGATACCTAATTGCTGGCAAGCTTTATATCTTGTATGACCCGTTACGATGTTATGATCTTTATCAATGACAAGAGGCACCTTGAAGCCAAATTCTTTGATAGAGTTAGCTACATAATCAACAGCATCATCATTGTAACGTGGATTGTCTGCATAAGGATGTAACTCTTTAATATCTAGCTCAATAATCTCCATGTCATCACCTCTTTTTTGGTAAAAGAAAAGCACCTATGCCCGTATAGATGCTTTCCCTGTTAATTCATACTATCATAATAACACGGTTTTTCGTGAAATGAGTCTCAAGTTGCATTTTTTAAGATATTCAATATCGATTGATTGATATCTCTAAATAATGTAGCTCTTGATTTATTAGAATCAACTGCCACTGAATCATATCGTTTACGCAATATGTACACTTGGATAAGTACATCCTGTTCTTCTGCCGGAAGAAGTCTCAATGCTTCATCTATTTTCTTCATTTCTAGCAAGTGCTTGTTGCGTTCATTCATCAACTCGCCCTCTTCCATCATCAATGCTATCTTATTTTCACGATAAGGATCCCCTGCGTTTTCTAATACCACAGGTTTCATATCAGGAGACGATACACCCTGCAATTTTACTTTTAACTCTTCTATTTTGTAATCAATTTCAGTTACCATTTTTTGATGATAAGTATAACTGCGTAAGTCTCTTTTAAACTGCTCTATTTTATCTTTATCAGTCAACATCAACACGTCTTACCTCTCTTGAGTGGACACCACCTTGGTGCTGTCTTTATCTGTAACTTGCCATTGAAATGATTTATGGAACAGATCACATATCTCTCGCCATTCTCATAATGCTTTAGACTGCAAGTATTGTCAATTAAGTGCTTGCATTCACTGCATTTCAACACTTTTTTCATTTCATTTTCCTCGCTTTTTCTCGTTCATATCGGATTCGACCATACTGCTTCATGTACCATTTCTCACAGTCTTTACAATAACAATTAAATCGTTTCAACGTGTTCATGTATCTAAACTGTGAAGTATCTTTGTGCTCTCCACACATACTGCACTTTCGTTTCATATCAGTCTCCCATTTCAATAATTTCTGATCCGTACTTTCACAGATTCCAACAGCTCTTGCTGCGTAATGTTTTTATTCTCCAGAACCTTCATCACTTGCTCATCGACTGTTCCTTTTGCGACGATGTGGTGGACTAAGACCTTCTGCTTCTGGCCTTGCCGATGTAGTCTGGCATTTGCCTGAAGGTAAGCTTCAAGGCTGTATGTGAGTCCATACCAGATGATGATGTTGCCACCGTCTTGCAGGTTAAGTCCATAGGCTACTGATGCTGGATGCACCAACAGAACCTTGATCTCACCGGCATTCCATCTCTTGACTGCACCTTCTTCGGATAGATCACAAATGTTCCTATCCGCCAATTGCTCTCTGATTGCTCTTTCATCATGTTTGAAGGCATAGAAGACGAGTACCGGCTTACCGTTCGCTTCATCGACCAATTCCTCAAGAGCCTGCAGCTTCTGATCATGAATGTACTGAACATGATGGTTCTCATCGTAGATCCTACCGTTTGCAAACTGTAGTAGTTTGTTGGTCAATACGCCTGCTGAATCTGCAACGATAGGAACCTCTGAATCTTCAACCGCCATCAGCTTGCTTTTCGCGAAAGCTTTATACTGCAACAGGATTTCAGGTCCTAGATCAACGGTATGTGTGATACTGATCTGTTCTGGAACCTGCAGCCAATCTGATGCTGATAGACTCAGGCAAAGGTCCTTGATTCGCTCCTGAATCTCTTCCGCTGCTCCTGGTCGTAGGATCCAGTCATAAACGATATGTCCGTTACGCCGACCTGGTGTAAAGAACCGATTACGATAAGCTGTTAAGGTCCTGCCTAACCGTTCGCCGCCATCCAGCAGATAGACCTGCGACCACAGATCCATGTAGCCATTCGGTGCTGGTGTACCGGTCAAGCCTATCAACCGTTTGATCAAAGGTCTCACTTTTCTCAAGCTTCTAAACCTTCTGCTGCTTGAATCTTTGAAACTGCTCAGTTCATCGATCACTACCGTATCGAATGGCCACTTTTTCCCGTATCGGTCAACTAGCCATGCCACATTCTCACGATTGATCAGATAGATGTCTGCCTCCTGCTCCAATGCCTGTAATCGCTGCTTCTGTGTGCCCAAAATCTTTGACCATGTGAGATTACGAGTATGATCCCACTTCAGTATCTCAGCATCCCATGTGTCCCTTGCCACCAGCTTCGGTGCGATGATCAGGATCTTTACCGCCTCAAACATGTCGTACTTCAGATCATTCAGCGCCGTCAGTGTGCAGATGCTTTTCCCCATCCCCATTTC